CCTGTTGTAGTGTTAAGTTGTATCTTCTCTGTATGACCCTGCTCTCTAGCTTGGTCCTCTACTAGAAGTAAGAAAGAAAGTAATGTTCTGAAGTGATATGCGTGAGGATCCTCGTTATCTTTACCGTCCTGTATTAACTTGAGTACCTCTTCTAGGTGCGCGGCATCTCTTACAGGAAAGAAGTCAGTCATGAACTGGTTGAATCTGAAGTAGAAATCTACAGGAAGTTTAACATCTATTACGGTGTCCTTCTTTAGTATTTCTACTTCTCTGATAACTGGAGTTGATTCTTCAGACATAATTAATTAATTTATACAAAGCTATGTTAGATACGGTAAATATACAAGAAGTCCAGGACAAATTGTATGATAAGTTAAAAGAAAGCGGTTGGTCTGCAAAGCTCAAAACTTTCTTGTTAAGTAATGATATGAGTAAGGTACTAAGTACACTACTCAAAGAGGCTCAGGATAACAAAAGATTTACTCCAAAGGTTAAAGATGTGTTCAATGCATTCATTGCCTGTCCATATGATAACACTCGTGTAGTATTTCTTGGACAAGATCCCTATCCTACTATTAATTCTGCAGATGGTTTAGCATTTAGTTGTAGTAGGGTACCAGTTCAGAAGTCACTAGAGTATATGCAAGAGTCTATTAAGAAGACTGCTATACCTGGTTACATAGGTGAAAAGGATCTTATTGGTTGGGCTAATCAAGGTGTACTATTATTGAACTCAGCTTTTACTACTACTATAGGTAAACCAAGTTCTCATCAGATGTTATGGAAGGGCTTCACTGCTCAAGTACTAGACAGTCTTATATGGGAAAAACCAGGCTTAATATATGTGTTCTTAGGTAAGAAAGCTCAAGAGTTTGCTGACTTAATACCTGATAACAACTATAAGATTATGGTATCGCATCCTGCGAGTGCTGCTTATAGTAATCTTACTGAATGGGATTGTGAGGATATGTGGAATAAGATTAACAAATACTTAGAACAAGATGGAGGAAAAAGGATATCCTGGTAGAATAAAAATTAAAATGACGCTTGATCCAAACTTTGGTGAGGTGTCATTTGAAATAGAAGGAACTACTATTAAACGTAAATGTCTATATGATGCACTATCTGAGCATGGAGTCAAGCTTGAAAGATCTAAAGAGATTGTAGAGGACATGACTGTATGCACAAATACTGGTAAGTTTTATCATATGGAACCAGTAAACTATGTACAATATGGCCGCTAGAGATCTAAAAAAGCTAAGGGCTTCTATAAACGGAGACTTGGCACAGCTAAACTATGATCTGAACCAGCTCATGGGAGATTTCTTTACCAAGTTACAAACCAATCTTAAACACTATGATAAGTACATTGGTAATGTCAACTCTATTGTACCTGGTATAGATAGTTTTACAATTATAATTGATATAGCTGAGGAGTTATACCCTGACCAGATGCCTTTTAGTAGTAACTTTAAGAATCGTGAGGTAGATGTTATCATTATAAGACAGTGTTGTTATCTCATAGGTAATGAATTAGGTCTAAGTTATGCACATATGGTTAAAGTTATGAATGATATGCACTCTAAGAAGGTAATTCATCATACTACTATACTGCATGGAGTTAATAAAACTAGGGATGCCCTAGCTGTTAATGACTCAACAGTATTACCTATATGGAGTAGCATTCTATCAAAGATACAGGAGGGAAATTTTAAGAAAACTTTTGTATCTTTAGCTAATATTGATACGCTATGATAAAACTATTTGAATACTTAGAAGCTAAGGAGATTACTCCTAATAGTTTATACATACTATGGTCTGTTGCTAACAAGCGTAAGACTCAACATGTAGGTATCAATGTACATACTGAACTGCGTGTACTTATCAATGCTGATCTATTAACTGCTAAGTATGAGTTGACTACAACAGGTATTGATATTATCAATAGCATACCTGGTGGTGGTGGCACTACTACCATAGTAGATACAGCTGAGGATAACATCATGAAGTTTCTTATGGCTTTTCCTAAGGGTAAGCTACCAAGTGGTAAACCTGCTAGGGTGAATAGAAAGAACATAGAAGAGTCCTTCAAGTGGTTCCATAAGAATTATACGTATGATTGGGACACCATCTTACGTGCAACTCTATACTATGTGGACACCTATGAGAAGGCTAACTATATGTACATGAAGAACTCACAATACTTTATACGCAAACAGAATACGGATAAGTCCTGGGATTCTGAGCTTGCTAATTACTGTGAGATAATTATTAACGGTGAACATCTAGATGATGCTCCACACTTTACTGATAAAGTAGTATGACACAAAGAAAATTTGAGAAGATAATGCTAATGATTTTAGCATCTGTAGTTATGAGTTTGGTATGCTGGTCTATGATAGATAATTTAATTGTAGAAGTTAATTTAATTGAATACATTTTGATTGAATTTCTCTTGCTTTTTGCATTTAAATCATATATATTTGTAGTCAAGCATATCAAAGCAATAGAAGAATAAATCCCTGCACTTAATGTCTAATACACACCTTTGGAAAAGTCAAAAGGATGGCTTTGCTGACTCTCTGCGTTACCTAAAAGGTAGAATGGAGGGGTCTATTAAAAGCATTAAGACTCCATGGGCTAAGTTTAATGATGCTACAACTGACGGTCTAGAATGGCACTCTATGACTGTTATAGGTGGAAGACCTGGTAGTGGCAAGACTCTTATCAAAGACCAAATGGTAAGAGAAGCCTTTAAGCTTAACCCTGACGAGAACTTCCGTGTTCTAGAGTTTCAGTTTGAAATGCTAGCACGTACCTCTGCAATTAGAGAATATAGTAGTGTACTTGGCAAGTCCTATAAGTATCTCTGTAGTGCAGATGGTAAGTTAACTACTGGGGATTTGCAGATTTGTTATGATCATGCTAAAGAGAGAGTTAAGTTAGCAATTGATGTTGTTGAAGAACCAATCACCGTAAATGAACTTAGAGAAGTTATTGCTGACTATATGCAGCAACACATGGTTCTAAATGAAGCAGGAGATTATGAATTCACCAAGACAATTGTAACCTTAGATCACTCTTTGTTGTTAAAGAAAGCTCCATTTGAAAAGGATAAGTTTGATACACTGTACAATTTAGGAGAAGCTATTACGGAACTTAAACGTAAGTATCCAATAGCCTTCATCATCCTGACACAATTGAACAGAGGTATAGATAATCCTGATAGAAATGAGGACGGTAAGTATGGTAATTACATACTGGAGTCTGATATCTTTGGTTCAGATGCCTTACTGCAACACGCAGATACCCTCATAGGTATTAACAGACCAGGTAAACAGAAGATAAAGCTGTATGGTCCTGATAGATATCTTATAGAGGATGACACAGTTTTAGTACTGCACTTTTTAAAATGTAGGAATGGGGATAACAGAATGAGTTTCTTCCGTGCAGAATTTGCTCGGATGAGAATTGCTGAGATGCCTACTCCACCACAACAAGAAAAACGATTAAAAACATAAGCAATGGCAATAAGTACCAATAATCCTAGTCATACTATGACTACGGAAGAACGTAAGCTACGCATATCTGACCTACGGGATCATCACCAACCGGTGCTTGATGCATTAGGTGTAGGCAGTGCGTTATTTTTCCCTAAGATGGCTTACAGACCTAAAGGTAAGGATGATCTACATCTAAGTTTCTTTCCAAGTGAATTGAAACGTGGACTAGATGTCTATACTGAGTTTGTAAGCAGAGAGTATGAGGCGGAAGATCCAGAAAGAACTCTATGGAAATGGAGATTCAATCCACACTGGGAAGAGGAGTATGAACAGACTGCTGATCTACAACCTAGAATCTTGATACCTGTTAATGAACTTATTAAGATTACCCCTCCTAAGAAGGGTGAGATTGTTCAACAAAAAGATATCTTTGAAGATGGGTTTGATATTGGTGAGGATGATGTTCCACTAAGTGAGATAACTCTTAAAGATCTAGCAGCTATACTACTACGTATTCCTGTTAGTAACAAGAAATGGTTAAACGATTTATTAAAATAACATGGAGATTAAACTTCCTACTGGTAAGGTTCCTGCTCAAGCATTGAGTCCTAGAAACCTGATTATCTTTTCAAAGCCAAAGACTGGCAAGACTACACTATTATCACAGCTTGATAACTGTTTGATACTAGACCTTGAACAAGGTTCTATATATCTAGAGGCAATGAAGGTTGAAGCCAACTCAATTGCTGATATCAAAGCTGTAGGTAAAGCTATCAAAGAAGCTGGTAATCCCTATGATTATGTTGCTGTAGATACCATCACTGCATTAGAAGAGATGTGTATTCCTTATGCTGAAGAGTTGTACATGAAGACCCCTATGGGTAAGAACTGGCCAACTGATGGTAAGCTTAAGTACGGAACTATTATAGGTCTACCTAACGGTGCTGGTTATCAGTATCTTAGAGAAGCTTTTACTAAAGTTGTAGCTTACATTCAAACGTGGGCACCTAGAATAATACTGGTAGGGCACGTGAAAGATACTGTTCTGGAGAAGAACGGATCTGATTATAATTCATTAGACTTAGACTTGACAGGTAAACTTAAAAGAATTACTGCATCAAACTCTGACTCTATTGGATACTTATACAGAAAGGGTAAGAAGAATATCTTGAGCTTTAAGACTAGTGATGACATCGCATGCGGTGCAAGACCTAAGCATCTTAGCAATCAAGAGATTGTTCTATCTGAGATGGACGAGAAAGGTGATGTAGTAACTCACTGGAATAAGATTTATATTGATTAACCTTTAAGAAAAAATGATAAGCACAATTAACATCCCAAGCGAAGGGTCAGGAGTACCCAAAGTTTTACAACCTGGTAACCAAACTGTAACCATTAATACAGTTAAACTAGAAGTACCACCTTATAATAAGGATGCTATCAACATCGTACTTGGTGTTGAAGGACCTGATATGGGTGAGACCTTTGAAGGTTTCTGGATTAACAAAGATGATGAATCTTTAGGCCGTCATAAAGGTCAGGTTGCATCTGTTAAATTATCTCAGTATGCATATGCTGATGGTACAACTAAGTCTGGCATCAGTGTAAAACGTGATGTTGAACTATTGAAGTCACTACAAACTTTATGCAAGGCTTTGAACTGTAATGACTGGTTGCTAGCACAACACAATAACCATCTTACTATGGAGAGTTTGTTTGCTCAGTTCGCTGAAGACAAACCTTTTGCTGGTAAGCAGTTGTATTGTTGTATTGCTGGTAGTGAGTACACTAACAAGCAAGGCTACACAAACTTTGATTTGTATTTCCCAAGAACTAACAGAGGATCTTCTGCATATGAGATTGCTGGTACTAAGGGAAGTCAAGTTGTAATCTTCAATGAGGAGATCCACATTAGAAGAAAGAAGGTAGAGCCTGTGCAATCTTTTGGAGATAGCACTGTAACTACCTCATCCTCAGTGGGTGACGATTTTGATTTATAATAAGTTTGATTATTGATGAGGAGGGGAGTACATTTACTCCCCTTTCTCATTCCTAAACTTTTGATTATGATAAGTACTAAACAGCTATTAGATAACGTTGTAGATATACCTAGCTATTGGATCTTTGAATATTACGGGGAGCTAACTGAAAGACTAATTGGTCAGGATATAAAGATCAAATCTCTATTTAAACCTGATGAAAGAACTCCTAGCTTCTGTATTTATGTTAAAGATAATAAGTATAGGTTCAAGGACTTTAGTACAGGTTTATATGGTACTGGTGCTGACTTAGTTATGCATATGTACAATCTTACATTTGGTCAAGCTGCTCAGAAGATACTTTGTGATTACAATGAGTACATCCTTACGGGTAAATTCAATAATGATATAAGAGAGTTTAAGAAGCAAGCTAAGTACCAAGTAAAGGATTATACTAAGAGGTCTTGGACTAAACAAGATGCAGACTTCTGGACACAGTTCCGTGTTGATTCTGAAACATTAAATCACTATAATGTTATACCTGTTGATTCATATTCTATGGTAAAGGACGATAACTCAGGCAAGCTTGTTATTACTGGACCAAACCTTTATGCATATACTAGAATTGATGGTACAATCTATAAGGTATACCAACCTAAGGTAACTGAGCATAAGTTCTTAAAGGTTAAGAACTATATTCAGGGTACTGACCAGTTGAAGTTCAATGTACCTAACCTTGTTATATGTAGTTCTCTGAAGGATGCTATGTGTCTTACTAAGTTTGGTTACAACACAGAAGTTGTTGCCCCGGACAGTGAGAATAGTTTGATTCCTAATGGAGCTATGTCTATGTACAAGCTAAAGTATAAAGCTATATGTACTCTCTTTGATAATGATGAAGCTGGCATTAAGGCTGCACAGAAGTATCAAGATGAGTATGGTTTACCAGGTGTTATATTACCAATGTCTAAGGATCTATCTGATTCTGTTAGAGACTATGGTATACCTGAGACAAGAAAAGTGTTACACCCTTTATTAAAAGAAGCACTAAAGAAATGAGTTGGATCTACCAATTAAAAGAATTCACCGAGGACATGATTCCTGATGGTGCTGTAGGATTTGTATACCAGATGGATGTTATCCTAGATGGTGAACGCAAGTCCTACATAGGCAAGAAGAACTTCTTTGCGGATGTTAAGACAAAGCTTTCTAAGAAGGCATTGCCCACTGACAAACGCTTGAAGACTTACAAGCGCGTAAGAAAAATTGTATATCAGAACTACTATAGTAGTAATGAAAAACTTAAGGCAGCTCATAAGGCTGGAGTACAAATCAAAAGGACTATCCTAAAGATATGCTACTCTAAGACTGAGCTTTCTTATCAAGAGGTAAAGTACCAGTTCATGTGTGAAGTACTAGAGAAAGACTTCTGGTTAAACGCAAACATACTGGGACGTTTCTATAAACAAAAGTAATATGGCAAGTTTAAAAACAATGACATTATTTGCAGCATTGAAAGATGCTGGTGTGACAAGTGTAAATATTAGATATGATGGCGGAGGAGACTCTGGCCAGGTATCAGATGTAGAATTTGATGGAACTAACTTAGATCACCCTGCTATTTTAGATAGATTTAGTGGTGAACTGGAAGATCTAGGTACTCATATACTTGAACAGCATTATCACTATGACTGGTATAATAATGATGGTGGTTATGGGGACATAGAAATTGATCTTGAAGCAGATACTCCTGAGATAAGTATTAACGGTGTTATAAGGAGTACAGAAGATGCTGGAGCCTCAGTTGATATTGCAGATATTAACTGGGGAGAAGGTAACGGCTGGGGAAGTTAATGGCGCATCCATATGATCATGCTCGCAGTTCCGCTAAGAAGTGGGGCGGTGAGCCTGAGGAATACATGCACATTCATGAATGGTATGATGCTACTAAGGCCTGGTATGGTCACAGTATGCATAGATTATTTAGGCACCACAGTGAAGGTATCTTTGAATGTGAAAGGGTCTTCGGGCCCTTCTTTGTTAACTCAGTAGGTAAAAAAGTTATGACTCGATATGTAGGCGAGCAACATGTAAAAGAAGATTGCAATGGTTATCTACCAAGTGCAAAGGAGTGGATCACTAATATGAATAACCCTCCTGTATGGATGTTAAAAACTTTAAAGATAGAAGACTAATGGAAGATCAAATAACAGTAGGTATCTATTATTATATAGATGATGCGGGTAATAAAGTCTTTGATGAAGATGAAATGAGAAATGAATTTGAAAATAAGCTTGAAGAATTACTTAAAAAATAAGACTAATGGGAGAAGTATTTAAACTTGACGAATCAACGTACAAGAACTTGTTGTCTATGGCTAAATCTGTAGATAAAGAGAACCATGTTGTAGTTAAAAATCTTATTGACTCTTCAGATATCCAGGCTAACTTACCATACATACTTATGTTATGTAAAGAAGCCGGATACAAGAATCTAGATCTTGATGAGACTACTACACAAAAGTTAAAAGAACTTACAGGTTTAGAGTACAGCAGTGTACTTACTTGGAATAGTATGTATGATATACTTCATAAGACTAAGGATATAGATCCTATAGCTATGGGGTTCTTCATTAACAGATTTGCAGATGCGTTAGGGAAGCAATTAGAAGTTGCTGGGTTTACATTCATGGAACAGTATCAACTAACATTAATACCTAAGGGTAAATGAAGTATACAAAACAAGAAAGTCTAGCTAAGGCTAGCAAAGAACTGATGTTAAAGGAGCCCTTCTATGGGCTCTTTCTCATTGGCTTAAATAAGTTATGGAGTAAGAGAGTGCCAACTGCTGGTGTGTCTAAGCACAACATCAACTTCCAGTTAGCAATCAATGAAGAATTCTGGGAGACCTTGAGTCCTGAGCACCATATTGGTCTCTTGAAACATGAGCTCTTGCATATTGCATTCTTCCACCTTACTTTACATGATACTTTTGGAGATAAGAAATTAGCTAATGTGGCTATGGACTTGGAGATCAACCAGTATATTGATAAGATGTATCTACCAGATGGAGGTTGCACTATTGATAATGAGATGTTTGCTCCAATGAATCTTCCTACTAAAGCAGGTTGTAGAGTTTATTATGACTTACTACAACAGCAGCTGGATGATGGAGATGGCACTAGTGACTTTGAGAAGATGATGAAGGCAATGGGTCAAGGTCAACCAACTTATGGTGAGGGTAATCCTGTTCCTGATCATAGCACATGGGAAGAATTTGATAACTTAAGTGATGCTGAAAAGAAGCTTATACAAAAGCAAGTAGAGCATCAGCTTAAGGATGTTGCAGAACAAATAGAAAAGTCTCGTGGTAATATACCAGGTGAGATGAAAGGACTACTAGATAAACTCAACAGTAGTGAACCACCTAAGTTTGACTGGAAAGCATATCTTAGAAGGTTTACTGGAGGTAGTCAGAAAGTATTTACTAAGAAGCTTAGACGTAAGTTTAATAAAAGATTTGAGGATAACCCCGGTCTTAAGATTAAACATCGTAAGCATATCTTAGTTGCTGTAGATACTAGCGGTTCCGTTAGTGATGTGGAAGTACAAGAGTTCTTCCATGAGATTGGTCATATTAATAAGACTGGTGCAGAAATTACTGTAGTACAATGTGATACACATATCCGTCATATCGGGCCCTACAAGGCAGGAGATAAGATTGAGATACATGGTCGCGGTGGTACTTACTTTGATCCAGTTTTAGAATTGTACAATGAGAGCCAAGATAAGTATACTTGTTTGATATACTTAACAGATGGTGAATGTGATTGTTCTGTAAAGCCAAGAGGCAAAATGCTATGGGTAATATCTACCCGCGGAAGCATTAACAAGGACCTACCTGGTCCACAAATTAAATTAAACTAAGAGTATGAGCGCAAATCAAGTTAACTTAAACACAGATGAACTAAAAGATTTCATCGGACACATTGTAAAGAATAATCAGCACATCCAAGCTAATGGAAAGATTCCTGTAGCTGTGAACATTGAGGGTGAGGCAGGTATTGGTAAGACTACTACCATTTTGCAGATTGGTAAAGAGCTAGGACTAGATGTAGTTAAGTTAAACCTTGCTCAGATAGAAGAGCTTGGCGACCTTACTGGTTTTCCTATTAAAGAATTTGAAGTAGTTAAGACTACAGATGATGGCAAGAAGATAGCCAAGTGGGTACCTGAGAATATTATGCCTATGTATATTCAGAACAAGTATGTTCCTAGTGGAGATAAGCGCATGGGTTATGCAGCTCCAGAGTGGATTCAAGGTAAAGAAGAAGGTGGTATCTTAATCTTAGATGACTACAGCCGTGCTGACCAAAGATTTACTCAAGCTGCTATGGAATTAATTGACCGTCAAAAGTATATCTCATGGGAGCTACCTAAGAACTGGCATATTGTATTGACTAGTAATCCTGATAATGGTGACTACCAAGTAACATCTATGGATGCTGCTCAAAAGACTCGCTTTATCACAGCTTACTTGCAATTTGATACAGATTGCTGGGCTCGTTGGGCAGAGCAAAATGAGATTGACTCTCGTTGTATTAACTTCTTGTTGATGCATCCTGAGTTGGTTACACAGACAACTAATGCTCGTAGTATTACTACTTTC